TGCTATTTCTTTGTCAGTAGCATCTTTACACCACATTTGAGCTTTATATAATGCTTTTGTGAATTTTTCTAATACTTCTTTATTATCTTTCATATAAGATTTTGTTGCAGAATAAGCAGTATATGGTATTTTACCAGAATCTTTACCGATTGATGTAACTATATATCCAGTTCCTTCTTTTTCAAGTTGAGTAGCTGTTGGTTCAAAAGCTGTTGTAAAATCTGCTTCACCAGCTGCAAATGCACCAGCCATAGCAGCAAATTGTTTGTCTGTATCATGATACCTGTAAAACCATCCCATAAAAACATCTTTATTGTATAATATGAATAATATAGCACTTGCTACTCCAATTCCTAAGTATGCTATGCGTCCTGCTACTTCTAATGCTAGTTTTTTCATGCCGACACCTCCTTTATTAGAGTATCAACTATATCTGGAATATTTATACAAATTTTAGAAAAAACTTTTCAAATTTACTTGACTATTGGTAACCAATAGTATATTATATAAGTATAATAAATAATAAGAAAGGGGTTAAGAAAGATGAAAAAGAATTTAATGAAAAAAGCTCATGAAATGACAAGAGGAATGGTTGAAAAATATGGCGATGTAGATTATAGAACTCAATTAGGTTTATGCTTATCTTTCTTAGCTCAAGAAGGGGAACAAGAAATGAAAATAGAAGGAAAAAGCGAAAAACAAATAAAATACGCTAAAGATTGCAGAGAAAAAAGAATAGCACAATTTGAAAGAAAAATTGAAAGACAAAGTAAAAAATCTGAAAGTGAAAAAACAACTTATAAAGTAAGAAAAACTGATGAAAACTTAGAACTTACAAAAGCTGAAGCAATGCAAATAGGTATTAACATACTTCAAAACATGACAAAAGCTTGGGAAATAATCAATGCTTGTGAATGTGATATAGAAATATTAATATACCACTACGGTCAATATAGATAGGAGAAACTTATGAGAAAACAAAGAAATTTGAAAGTAAGCTGTTGTAAAGCTGGAGGCAATGCAAGTAAAAATGCATTGTCTTACAAGTTAACTCTTCCAGTAGCATGGATTAAAGAAATGGGTATTGATTCAGAAAATAGAGAAATAACAGCTACTTTTGAAAATAATAAAATAATAATAGAAAAGGGGAAAAGAAATGAATAAATGGTACAGACTAGGAGAAAAATTCTCAGAAAAATACTCTGATAAAGAGTTATACAAATTCTTAAATGAAAACAATTATGTAAATTCATTAAATTGCGAAGGTAAGGATTTCAAAGAAAGAGATTATAAGAAAATGTGTTCAATGATAGGAGCAGAAGAAGAAATAGAAAATAAACATTATACACACGGAGAAAGAAAGTATTATTTCTATTGGGGATTTGATGGTAGAAAAGAAAAATAAACAATATAATAGCTAGAGGGCTAACACCTTCTAGCTATTTTTTATCGGTCGCTATCGGTCGCTATCGGTCGCGTCCGATAATTATCTTTCAAAAACTTCTACATATTTTGGCGAAGCTGTTATATATACTCCTGATTTTAGTTTATACATATCTGTTCCACTACGTTTGATTGTTTCTACTGCAGTATAAGCTCCTCCAGCAGTAACTTTACCTATTACATTAGCAGCATCAAAATCTGGTTTGCTATGTATGTTTATATCTTGTAATATTCTAACATATTTCGTTTTATTAGCTTCTTCAGTAGTTTCTTCTTGCTTTTCTATATAAGTTACTCCGAAGTATTCACATACTGCTTTTGCTACTGCTTCAGCACATTTTTCTTGATGTTTTTTATCAAGCATAAGTTTAGCTTCTTTTTCATAATCCATAAAACCATATTCTATTAATATTGCTGGCATTGTTGTTTGACGTAAAATAGCTAATGTAAATCCACTCATATCTACATCTCGCATTAAACCATAACTATATTCATAGTCTATGTCCTTTTCAAGATGCTTAACTGCTAATTTTCCTAATTTTATAGATTTTTCAGAACAATTTTTAGTTCTTAATACTAATAATCCCTTAACTTTACTTTGCCATTTAGCACAGCTTCCTATCGCATTATAGTGATTTGAAATTAATATATCCGCTTTAGCTTTGTTGGCTTTATTGGCTCTTGTATTAAGTGGTATATCTGTTTTACCTGTCATATCAGCTGTAAACATTGTATCTATTCCACATCTTTTTAGTGCTGTTGCTAGATATTCACTTACACCTCTATTCCATTCATTTTCTTTTATGATCTTTCCTTTTTTTCTGACTAATTCACCATCTATGTATAAATTTTTTGACATTGGAACAGATTGTTTACCTTCTGTATGCATGCCATGCCCCGCATCTATAGCTACTAAATATTTTTTGTTCATAATAACACTTCCTTTTCTGAAAATAAAAGATGCTTAAAAAATCGACCTTCTTATCCACTTCCTAAGCACCTTACAGTCACCTTATAAAGTATTTATATTACTTATTTTTCTATCAAGTTCTTAAAAGCTTGATGTAAGCCTGTAGATGCAAGCCCTGAAAATAATCCACCAAGTATAACTTCTGGACTTACATATCCAGCTATCCATATGTTTAAAGCGCATCCTAAAAGTGCCATGATGCAAGGTATGTATTTATTTTCTATAAAACTAAAACTTGTTTTTATAACATATCCTACACATACACAAATACCTACTACTGCTAAAACTAAGTAGCCACCTAATAAATTTAAATCAAACATAACTACCTCCTATTAATTAAATAAATTATTTTGTATTGCATAAAAGAAAAAACTAACTAGTGCTGTTATAATTGCATAAGTTAGTTTATTTAAGTTGCTTGCGAGTTTATCTATAGTACTGCATAAATTATCTAATTTTACTGTCATTTCTGCCTGTCTGTTTTCTATCTTATCTAGCCTATCTGAATGATTATTAATTCTTTGTTCGTGTATTTTTACTTTGTGTTCTAGTAGTTCTTCATTCATAAGTAGCTCCTTTCTGTAAATAAAAAGAGCAGCTAAATTAATAACTGCTCTTAGATCTTGTTACGAAATATTTTTAAATTACGAATTTAAAAAAGTTTTTATAGCTCTCATAGCTGTTTGTACTTCAGTATCTGTTAATACTCTATTATATACTAATACTACTTTAAAGTATATTCCAGCTGTACTAACATTTCCTAACAATGCAGGGTAACTACCTTGGCTAAATGCTGATGATAATGTAATATTTTTATTTGTTACAGTACTACCAGTAAACGCCATAGTATCAGTATCTACTCTTAAAGATGTCTTATTGTAACGTAATGCTATACAACCATTTATATTATAATTTTGTTCTGATGTAGTTAAATTTATTGAGCCTAATTTAGCACCACTTGCATCAGAATATGTTATTCCGTTGTTGTTCATACAAGCTAGATTAGTATTTTGTGATAATTTTTGCTTATTAGATAATATAGGGTTTTTAACGTTCGTAAAATCACCTGCAAGTATTACAGTTTGTGATTCTCCAAAATCATAGTAATTGCTAAATCCGCTTAATGTTAAGTGGTCTTTATAATTTGCTCCTGCCCAATAGAAACTATCTCCGTCAAATTTCATATATGCTGCTATATCAGTAGAGTTATTATTTGCGACTTTCCATTGTAGTGCAACATTATCTATTTTATTTTTCCAAGTTGTACTAGTCATACCATTTCTATCTAATTGAAGAGTTAATCCACTTGTTGTATGTCCTGTTAATTGCACTGCCTCTTTTATTCTTACAGAACATTCTGTTTTTACATTTGCATTTGCACTAGAATATGCAGTTATAGTACAAACGCCCTTAGTTTTACCTGTAACAACACCATTACTTACTGTTGCTACATCAGTATTACTTGATTTCCAAAGAATCGAATCAGTATGATTAGCAGGTGTAGCAGTTGCAATAAGTGTACTGTTAGTTCCATTATAAATCTCTAATGTATCTTTATCTAATGCTATACTTGTAGAATTTATATTTGCATTTTGTGCCACAGTTACATTAATAGTCGCTGTAACTCCATTAGATGATCTAGCTGTTATTTTACAATTACCAATACCTTTAGGATATATTCTTGAACCGTATACTTCTGCTACACTAGTATTACTTGATTCATAATTAACATTATTATCCCAAGCTGTAGAAGGATTTACTGTGTAATAAACATCTATTGGGTCATCACCCATATTAAATGATAAATTATTTTGACTTAATGTAATAGATTGAACCTCTGTTTTTTCTGTAACTCCAACTGGTGCATAAACTCTAACCCAATCAACTTCCATTTTCATTGAAGTACAGTCATCTGTAGGATATCCACCTGTAGAACCAACTGCCATATTTAATATGATATATTGAGGTCTATGCCATGATGTTATATCAGATATATTTTTTCTTCCAGTTTCAACACCGTCTATATATGCGATAATTGTTGTTTCTGTCCATTCTACAGCATATACATGATATTGAGAAGCATCAATATTTTTAGTACCAAATACCATGTTCATATTGCCTTTTCCGTCATCTTGATTATACCAGCCACCTTGACTGATTTCACTATTAGTTCCTCTACCTTCAAACATATCTATTTCACCATTTTGTGCCCATTGAGTTCCTTTACTTTTCTGAACACCATGTATATTTGGATAATATGCACAAGTACCAATTGTCCAAAAGGCTGGGAATGCACCAGATACAACATCATATTTCAGTTTCGCCTCTAGTCTTCCATATTTGAACCCACACAGACCACTTGTGTCTATGCGTCCACTACTCCAAGTATAACCACTAACATAGCCGTCTTTTTTTGCTTCTAATATTAAATTACTATTCTCTATTCTTACATTTTCTGTTCTACCTACAGTGTACGCTTGTTGTTCACTACCTCCACTATTGTGAGTTGCATATCTCCATTTGCTAGTGTCTAGTGATTGTCCGTCAAACTCGTCATGCCATACTAATAATCTATCTTTTAATACTCCTTCTAAATTCGATTCATCTCCTCCTCCACTTGAAACGTATTCAGTAGTAACTGTTATGACAATATCTCCAATAACTCTAGGTATAATTATTTTACCACCTGAATAGACATCATTTGTAATATCTGTGCCATACATAGTTACTGTTACAGTTTTTATTCTATAGTTACTATTAGCAGTTATATTAGCACTATAAGAAGAATTTTTCTCTACAGATGTTGTAGTATTTGAGTTAGTAGCGTGTGATAGATTGTTAGTTATAGTGTATTTTGTTGTAGCAGGTGGAGTAGGTTCTACTGTTCCGCCATTTATGGTAATACTAGACAATTCTTTTGTTCCAAACATTAATTTTATAGCGTTATTAGCGCCTGCAACTAATTTAAAATTGTTCGCAATATCTTTAAATTGCGAATCAATTTGACTTTTACTATAAGTCTCACTTTTTTTATAATAATTGCTAAGATCTACCGTCACTTCTCCACCTCCTGTACTTCCTCCAGTTGAGCCTCCTGTACTTTCTCCTATGCCTTCCTTTACCTTTGCTAATAATAAGAATGTACTTACTTTTACATCGTCTTTTTCGATACTAAATAACATTTTTAAATTACCTACTACTTTTGTTATATCACTATCTATTACAGCATCAAAGGAATTATTAGATATATTTGTTACGGATCCATTTATTACTTGCCCGTCTGCTCTCTTGTATTTAGCAGTAATAGAGCAACCAGTTAGATTTACTGGTTGCCCATCTTCATACACATTAATTTTTATTTTATTCCCTTTATCACCTTGAACTAATTTTAGAGATTGAAATTTCTCCTGTTTTAAATCGCTCTCTATATCATAATCTCTCATAGTACACCTCCTATTAACTGTTTAATATGCTCCAATATGTAGAACTTCTTATATTTGCATCATCATTTTTGAATTTAAGGAAGTTTATTAACGTACCTCCGTATTTGATATAGTCCTTGAAAGCCACTTTATAAGCGCTTAAAGTTCCATTATTGTAAGCCCATTTATAACTTTGCGTGTATGACCAAGCATAACCATATCCACTGCCATAACTAAGAATGTAGACATCTTCTCTTCTTGTATTTCCAAATACACTTTCTGCATTTGTATCTGACTTAGTACTCATGTAAAGGTCAAAGTCTGTTCCGCCTACACCCGTGTCATTTACTGTAAATATACCATCGCAAGTTACTGTTTTTCCATTTCCGTCTGTAATACTTTTACCTTTAAGGCTTGGAATGTAGACTTTTGTTCCATACGGAAGGTTGAATGAACCGCAAGTACGACCCAAATTCAATGGTATATTGCAAGCACTTCCACTGTCTCCACCATAAGCTGTTATTTTACAAGTCTTTAATTTGTATACATATTTATTGCCGTCTATTGTACCTTGTTCTGAAACACAATTTGTATATTCAGTTGTACCTGCATCTGTTACTCCATCGCCTGTTGTACCTCCACCAGTACCACCACTTTCTGTTCCGCCTCCTGGTAATGTTCCATTATAGTGGCTAGGTTGAGGTCTTACTACCATTACGATATCATCAGCATACCCAGAAGTCCCTGCTATTGAAACTATTCTTATACCAGCGTTAATTGTTGTCCCATCATCGAACGTATGGTTTTTACTCATAGTTCCATTTGTAGATTCTATAACTGACTTTTTACCACTAGAATTATCTCCATAACATACTGCTACATGAGAAACCTTCATATATCTATTAGGTTGTTTCCAATTTCCGCTAGAGTCTTTTTTAGAATAGAATATTAAGTCCCCTTTTTTTATTGGTGAGAAATTATCATCAGTTGAGCCTTTGCTTCCGTAAGTTTTTCCTGTATCTACATTTCTGTAATATACAATTCCAAGACCAACTCTATCGAAATACTCACATTGAGCTGCAGCCTCTCTTGCCCATGTACCATCTGCCTTCACCATATTAAATGCCCATTTTTTACTGCTTTTCTGTAATATATTTTTACGGAAATTAGTAAAGTTTGTTTTATTAGCATATGGCCCATTCACATATTCAAGTCCTTTTGTCATCATACCTGCAAAGGTACTACAGTCTATCGCTTTATAGTGTCTAGTTTTACCACTTCTAGTTACTACCTCCCATAATGACCCTGCAACATCCTGTTCCGCTTTACAAGTTCCACTTAATGGTGTATTAGCACTTCTATAGGTAAAACCTTGTGACCATGATTGGCCACTTGTATATTCGTTGTCACACACTCTCCAATATGTTAGCCCAACTTCCACCATTTCATCTGCATATGGGAAATCATAAATTGTGTCCTTACCTGGAGTTGTTCCTCCACCTGTTGATTCTATAGTGATATATTTATTTGATACATAACCATAAGCTCCATTATAAGTTATTTTATACCATCCTGTCGCATTATCTTTAGCCACTATATTTACTTTTGTGCCCTGTGCTAGTGTTGTAATTATTGCATAACTAGAGCCTGCACCTTTTCTAACGTTTAAGTTGGCTGTAGTAGTACCTACTGCTGAATATGCAGTCTCACCACTGCCTACATCAGTACCTGGTTTATCGGTATCGCCTTGTGATGTATTTTCCCCTTCTATAGTCAATACTACATCACCAAAGAAGGCATATTGCTGCTCTTGATTACTTGATGCCCATAACTCCAATGTATCTGCTCCCTTTTCTATTGCCTGTACTATACTTGTTGGCAAAGTAAGAGTTTGAGTTTCTCCCCTTGCAAATCTAACATTTGAGTCCCAATAATCAGTTGCACCTGCTGAACCTCCTGTTGCTCTAAATATTGGATGCGGAGTTTTTGAGTTATATCCATGCTCTGTATTAAGTCTTGTTAATTTTAATTTTAATGTATAGGATTTTTTATTCGCCATAACTGACTGTATACTAGTTATCGGTAATTTTATATAACCTCTATGAGCTTTAAGGTTCTTATATTTACCCTGACCTGTATATCCTTTACGAGCTGAGGTGACTTTACCTGTGCCCTCAACCATTGTGTAAAGGTTTGAAGTCGGTATTGAAAATACATCATTTAAATTAGTTCCATTTCCTCCTGTTCCTCCTGGTGATGAGCCACTTGAACTATGCAATGTATCATATTGAACATAAGAATATTGACTTTTAATAAATATCGCATTTTCTGCAACATAAACCATTTCTTCACTTGAATATTTTGGTATTCTTCTGCTTGTAGTCAAAATTGAACCATTATAAATTGATGCTAATTTATCAACATTACCTGAACACCACCCAAGGGACACATTTGAGCTACCATCTGCTTTTAGACATTGGTCTACTCCAAAGAAATCACAATCATCAACAACTAAATTTGTTCCTGCTAATCCTTTGATACCAGTAGCTCCCTCAACTCCCTCAAATCTTATACCTCTTATTTCTATATAATCCACGTGTCGAACACTTATTACTGAATCATCTGAAGTCGAGTTAATAATTGGGTACTTATTATAATCAGCTTGAGTAATCTCACCTCCAACAAGTCTTTTATCTGATACATACTCTATAAATATTCTACTAGATAAGTCCTCTATATTAAAGTATTCACAATTTATAACCACATTTGCCCCAAGTTCTAATCTAAATACTGTACCCATCATGTCTTGTATAACTAAACCTTTTTCATTTATTACACATCCATCTTCTACATGAATTGTAAGTTTAGCATCGAACTTTGTTCCATAATTTTTTATATTTCTCAAAACTGTACTAAGTGAATCAGCCTTGTTGTTTTGGTCTCTACCTGTTCTATCTCCTGTAGCTGTATTTCCTATATACCAATCTAAAGGGCATCCATTTAAATCAGCTACCTGAACTACTGCTGGGCATATTAATCTATCTGTTACAAACTTTTCAGCATACGAACCCTCTCTGTGGAATGAACTTATTGGCTCATCATCATTGGTGAATATTTGCACACCTTGGCCATCGTAAACTACATAACCTACAATATTATTTTCACTATCTTCTAAGTTAATTCTTATCCCTTCGTCTGAAATATCTATAAGTCCTTGTATCATTCTTACAATAGCATCGCTACCTACTGAAAAGGTTACATTTCCGTTTCCATCTGTTACTGATAAATTTCTAGCATCTATAAAAGTACCTTTAAGTTTTCCAGCATTAATTACATCTGCATTAAGTGAACCTATAAGAGCGCTTTCTATTGCAGCTTCTTGAAAATATTCTGCAGCATCACTTATTTTTGTAGTTGTTGCGCTAACTTCTTCTGAAAAATCCGTAGCATTTCCATAAGTATTTACAGCCCTTACTTTGTAGTACCAAGTTTGTGCGCATTCAACCTCATGTAAAAAAGCACTTGCTTGACCTTTAAAAATTAGGTCAAAAGCATTAGGCGTAAATCCTTGCTCTTGACTTGCATATACCTCATAAGAATAATAAGGCTTATTCTCATACTCCCAACTAAGAGAAACTGTCTTAAATCCAGCTCTATCTATAGTTATAACGGGTATTGCTGGCAATGTATTAGGATAATCTTTTTTATTGTTTTTTATAATCTCTTTTACTTCATCTTTTGTTACAGTATCGTTATTAGATTTATTTATAATTGAGCCTAATGTTGTCTTTGGATCACCTAACTCTATAGATATATATTTATCTGCTAATACGTTATAAGTTGTTTTTATAACTCTAGCTTGGTCTCTTATTTTGTATTTACTGTTAGCTATATAGACACTGTCATCCATGCCTATATGCTCCAACTCATCCAATCCATCTTCCTTATATTCTTCAGTTTGACTAAGTGGTTGAAATTCTATTTTATAAGTCATTTTAGGAAGGTCACAGCTATTATCGTTGAAATATTTTTCAGCTAGATTCTTTAATTTTTCTTTTGTTGGAGTTTCATCTTCATCAAATTTATCAGAAAAATCTATCCATTGACTTTTTACTATATCGCCTTCTACATATCTAGATGATTTTACTCCTATTTCGTCAATGTATATAGGAGATTCGTTACCCTCTTCATCTGTAACTGTTGCATAAGGTTTTATAACATTAATTATTTCTGAGTAATCCTCTTCTAATGTAAATCCTGTAATATTCTTCTTATAAGCTATAAGAGTGTTATCATCTTTACCTCTTCTAGTAAGTACTGATATTGTAAAGTTATCTCTTAGAAGCTTAGGTCCATTACCAAACGTATCTATAAGAGAACCTCTTGTACCAGCTATAGCAGATAAGCAATCTGTTTTTCTATCCATGCTATAGTTACCAAGCATCTCTATATTACTTTCAATAGAAAATCTACTGTCAGCATCAGACTTTTGAAGCATATGCTGACCAGCATTTTCGCATTTTATATTTCTTTCGTTTATATCTTCGTTTAAAGAGTTTTTAGCTAAATCAAATGAAATATGTTTTGCATATACTGTTACTTGCCCATTTAGAGGTTTTGATATTGTATCTATCCTAAAAAGTTGTCCTTTTAAAGTATCAAATGCATCGGCTTTTATAAGATTATCTTGTTTTAATGCATAAAAAAAAGAACCATCGGAAGGATATACAAGTGTTAACTCAAAATCCCCGTTTGATTCTTCTTCAACTTGGCAAGATATAGCATCTACCAATAAACCTAATCCATTGCTTTCATACGTTGTAAAACTATTATCATAAATTCTTGGTATCACTATATCACCGCCATTCTATAATCTATTTTTATTTTAGTAAAATTTGCTCCACTTCCTAAGGTCCAAGTTATATTATTATTACCTTCTTCTAATATTGGAAAATCACTATACATTTTTTGATTCGCATTTACTGTTTTTCCAAGTGAATTAATAGTTGTTGCATTCATCAAATCGCAATTAAGTTGTATATGCCCTTCTAAGGCTTTTAAAATAATTTCTTGATTATTTATATTGATAGTTATATCTCCTGTTGCATACACATCGATAACAGGTCTAGTTTTATATTCATCATTTTTTATTATAGTATTTTTAGTAGTTATTTCTACTGTTTTGCTTTTTTTTGAAAATCTATAAGGTTTACATCTAAATTGTGCCTGAAACAATCCAAAGTTTTCAATTGCTTCTTCTATATCTACGTCTGAATTGTAAGTACCTAATAGATAAAAATCCATATCCTCACTTAATTGTATTTTTCTAGTTGTTCCATTAAGAAGAAATTTCTTTGCTCTCCTTGCTAATGCTGGAGTAGTTTCAATCTCATCATGCTCGTTTACTATCACACAACTTAGTTTTAGTATAAAATCTTCATATCCATTGTCTACTGTTAATGTTCCGTCTCTTCCTTCTATCTCAATAAAATCTAGCTTTTTAGAAGGTGCAGAAAGGATATTACTTTCATACACCTTTATTCCGTAATCTGTACTAGGTTTGTCGTCCAAATATAAAACTATTGGATCTCTGTATTCTATAAATTCCATTTCTACACCCCCTTATACTGTTAATACGTTTTTTCTTTTTAAATAAAACGCTAAATCATTCGCTAGAGTTTCTATGTCCTTATCATCGTTTATAGTTAAGTTTTCTATATGTAATAAGCTAGCAAAATTACTTGTATTATTTTGTGTTGTTTGAGTTACAGCGCTAACGTTGCCACTTAAACCTCTAGCAGTTCCTACTAAATCCATTGTAGTTGCATTATTGTTCATAACACTAACTACGCTATTAGCTAGATTCTTAGCTTTTCCAAGTAAACTATTTTCTTCTTGGTCTATGCCGACACCGATACCTTCTACTATGCCAACGCCAATTACATCTCGCATGATTTTAGAAGGTGAGTTTATCTTGAATCCTGCCTTAAATCCTTTTACAACTCCACTTGCAAAGTTACTAATTTGACTTCTTAACCAACTTCCAGCTCCAGATATACCTCTCCATATACCTTGGACTATCTGCTTACCTATGCTTGCCATTTGCCCTGGGATAGACTTAACTCCACTTACTATTTTACTTTTAAAATCAGATGCAGCTTTTTGTCCTTTTGCCCCAAATTGTGATGCAAAGCTAGTTGCTTTCGATATACAGTTAGATAAGAATGACCATACTCGGCCAGGTAATGCTGACAATGCACTTCCAATTCTACTTACAAATTGACTTCCAGCTTGCTGTGCTTTCGCAATCATTTGCGATGCCCATGTAGTAGCCTTACTGTAAGTATTGCTTAGGAAATTCCACACTCGACCTGGTAATTGTTGAAACCAATTTACAGTATTGCCAATAAATTTACTACCTGTTTCTTGTGCTTTTGATAACATATTACTTCCCCAGCTAACTACATTGTTGTATGTATTTGTAAGCCATTGACCTATTCGAGAAGGTAATTGAGAAAACCATTGTCCTATGGTATTAATCCACATCGGTATATTTGTAGCAAAATAGTTATATGTATTAATTCCCCAACTAGTTATAGCTCCTAATACAAATCCTAATATGTAGCCTATCTTTTCAGGCAAACCACTTAACCAAGTTCCTATTGATGTTATTAAGTTGCTAATCCAAATGGATACACTGTTGTATGTGTTACTTGCCCATAGTTCTATAGATTGCCATAACTCTTGAGCTTTTTCCATTGCTGTTACTTTTATTTGTTCCCATAGTTCCGATATTTTACTTTGAATTTGAGAAACTATTCCCATAGCTTTGCCTAATAAAAATTCACCTAGTTTTCCTATTTCTTCACCTATTACCTCTAATATTCCGACAAATAATTCTCCAATTGCTACAACTATCTGAGGCAATGCTTGTATTATTGCTTGTCCTAATGCTATTACAAGTTGAATACCAGCTTCTATAATTAGCGGTAAATTTTCTAATATGCATCTAGCAATTTCAATAACTAATTTTACTGCAGCTTCTAGTAATGTTGGTAAATTTTCTACTAATGCAACTGCTAGAGTTGTTATAATCTGTGCTGCAGCTTCTATTATTAGCGGTAAATTTTCTAATATGATGTTAATTATAGAACTTAGTGTATTTGTTATTATATCAACTATAGCTGGTAGATTTTGACTTATTCCATTTACAAGTGCAGTTATAATGTATACTCCTGCTTCAATTACTTTTGGCAGGTTTTCAGCTATAATGTTTATTACTGTAGATACAACATTTACTATAGTTTCAATTAATGTCGGTAATGCTTGCGCTATACCTTGCATAATCATTTCAAGCAGTTTAAATCCAGCATCTAAAAATAATTTTACGTTATTACTCCACATTTTTAGCCATGCTTGGATTAATTGTCCTGCTGTTTCTATTAATTTCGGTGCTACTTTCAAGATTCCAGCTACTAAGTTTGATATTATTTCGCTTGCTTTTGACTGTAAAGCTGGTAAATTCTGATTAATCCCTTGAGCTAGGTTGCTAGCTATACTTTTACCGCTTTCTAGCCATTGAGGTAATGATGATTTTACCTTATCTAATCCACTTTTAAATGTATCTGCAAATTGATCTATAACTCCTTTTATACCACCTTTTTTATATGCATTTGGAATAGTTTCTGTAAAATACTTTTCAAGTGTACCAAATACATCCTTTGCCTTTTCTTTTACCGATTGCCAAGCATTATTTACAGTAGTCCTAAATGTTTCATTTGTCTTATAAAGGTGAATAAGTCCAGCGGTTACTGCAGCAATAGGTATCGCAAAAGCAAAAAATGTTGAGGTAGCAGTTCCTATCATTGTGACAACTCCACCGATCATAGTCCAAGCACCATTGAGGGCAACCATCCAACCATTCCATAATCCAGCACCCATAGAAAGAGGTAATAACAATAATGTCATTGCTGGTGCTAACAAGGCAACTACACTAGCTACTTTTGCGATTATTGGATGTGCCTCATTGAATTTTGCAACCCAGTCAGCTATAACGCCAACAACTTTCATGCCTACTTCTAAAACTTGCCCTGCAGTTTCTATCAAAGGTTCGAACGCTTTTGCTAACTTGTTTTTTGTAGTATCCCATAGCTTTTGCAATCCTTCATCTGCTTGCATAGCTGCACTAAATAAAGTTCCATATGCGGTAATTGCAGCAACTCCTACAATTGGAATTGCAAGTCCAAGATTAGCAGTACCAGTAGTCAAACTTCTCATTAACAATCCGTATCTCGTCATATCTCCTTGTGCAAGTCTTACTGCTACTTTCTGAGCTGAATATCTCTTTATAACTCCTTCAACTCTACCACCTAACGTTCTATATCCTGCAGATAGACGATTTAGTGGCGAAACTCCTAAATTCATCGCTTCACTTAATAATCGGAATTGTCCTGGAGTTGATGCTGGCAATAACATTTCTGGTCTAATTCCATGTGCCTGTAAACCTTGCATACGTTGTGTAAGAATTTGAGTTTGGTCTCCCATTAAACTAGTCATTCTCGCATTAAGTCGTATACTATTAGCTTGTCTTTGAAGTTGCCCCTCTGTAAGTCCTAATTGACTTCTCATGTAGACTTGCCTAAATGTGTTATCATCTAGACTTAATGCAAATTCTGTCATCGCATTTCTTGCTTGCATAGCTTCTCTAGAATAACTTCCGTAAGTTCTCGATGCTCTTCTTTGTTCATTTCTAAGTCTATACATTTCTTGATAGGCCTCTCGTGTGGCTTGTGGCACTTCTCCACCAAGTTGATATTCTAATCTCTGCATTTGTCTTTCGAATCTTTGCGCTTCTCGAGTTGTTCTGCTGAATTCATCTCTTGTTCTAGATGTCGAACTTGTAATATCATCAAAAGCATTGCTCGTACTACTACTTACCTGTCTAACACCATCAAAAGCACTTCTAGCTCTGCTGGCTGAATCACTCGTGTTTCGTAATGCATCACTTGCTCCATTTGTAGCTTGTTGTGTATTTCTTAACGTATCACCCATAGAATTAGAACTATTTTCAAACTCCCTTAAACTCTCTCTAGCATCATCTAATGCATTATTCCAGTTATGAATATCAAGATTTAAATAGCCTGTTGCAGTTCCTAAGTTTGTATCCGGCATTATTTACCCTCCTTTCTTTGTTTTTTCCATGCTTCTGATATAAATGTTTTTTTCTTTCCTGTTTCTTGGTCTATTAGATCTTCACTCCATCGTGGCTTTTTCTTTTCTTCAAGTTGGCTTGATATATACATACAGGCTTCATCGAAGCAAAAAGCCACGTATTCATCTTTTATTCTTGCTATTTCACTTGGTAATCTTCTATATTTCTCCGACTGATTGATTATCCTCAATACGTTCTTGCTCTTTACGAAAGCTTTTTAAACCATCAATCCCAGCTTGAACATAAGTAAGAATTGTTGTTTTCATTTCTAGCGGTAATGTTAAACCTATTTCTTTTATTTCCTTATAACTTGGATTTGCTAATGTTTCTTCACATAAAAACTCTAATAATTCCCCTAATTGTTTTAGTGCTGTAACATCTCCATCTATAGTAGCTTTATTTACAGTTTCAGTTTTCCCGTTAAATACTTCTGCTGCTTCTTGTAAAAGAGTATTAGGTATTTTGCCTTCTGTTATGAAAGCTAACATATCTGGTCTTTTTAGCTCAGCTATGAGCTCTGTCCCATCTTCAAATTTACCTAAACTTACTATTTGAGTTTGTTTTACTTGTTTTAATTTGTCTAAGCTTGTTACTTGTAAATTTTCCATTATATCTATTTCCTTTCATAATAAAACCCCTCTAAAATTATTTAGAGAGGTCTATTTCATCTATAACATTATTTTCTTCTATATCATTTGTTCATTCTGATACTGTATCATTTGGTAGAGCAGTTACCTTTTCTATTGTGTAAGGTGCAGTCCCTTTCTCTGGTCTTGACTGAATAGTGTATTCATTTGAATAATATTCACCATCCTTAAAAGATAGAGGTACTGATTTTCCTTTACAACTTGGGAATGTTACTTTTGAAAAGTTTCCAGTATCCCCATCTGTTCCTACTTCTGCGGAATAAACTTCAACATCAAATGCTATTTTTGATGCATTTTGTCCTACTGGCGGTGCTGTATATTTTTTGAAAGTGTTTCCATCTGTATCGTATTCGATAGTACCTCCCTGAATAACTTTAAGAAGTTCAGGACACATTACATTGTCTTTGCAAGTCAAGTCATAACCAAGTACAGTATCTTTAGCTTCTCTATTTGCATATATTTCACCTTTTAATTTTAGCGTTTGCTCTTCACCTTCTGAAACCACTTCTTCTGTTGAAATCTCATCAGAAGTTTTGAAGCTAAAAATATCAGTTTCAGTTACAACTCTAACCAATGACACATCTGATAGTGGCATTTGATTTATTTTTTTTACTGTAGCTGTCATATTTATCTACCTCCTTCTCTATATACATATCTAAAATACGAAAGCTTTGTATAATATGCTTTCATGTCGTTATCAATTTCTATTGCATACTTGTCATAATTCTTTCTTAGTTTCCCAAATTTTTTTATTGTATTTTCAACTTGTTTTATATAGGTTTCAACTTTTGAGTATTCGTTAAAAGGATAAAATACCCATAGTTCTATGCTTTCCTTTTTTAAGTTTTTACTACTTGAAGTATCTTCTGTTCCAGCTTCATAAATCAATACATATGGCTCTGTGCAAATTTTATCTTGTTGGCCAAGTGAGTACACTTTTAATCCACCAGTTCTAAGAAATCTATATAAATCTTGAAACATTAGCATCACCTACCTTAGAAGTATGCTTAATCCAGCCATAACCTGTGGACCTATTTCATTTATTGTTGGCATTATAATTGGATAAGGTTTTGTCCCTGGATGATTTACTCGTTTAACTGGATGACTAGCCCCTTGCCAATACAACCAAGGATTTCCAGTTATAACGTGTGGCGATGTTCCTTTTTCTAGATATATCCCATAATTAACTCCATGCGACAATGCAATACTTAATAAATTCTCATTTTTCCATTCCCATGATGCATTAAGTCTATTTCTAGCATCGTGAGTTCTATTGGTCCAAGGTTTATTTCTTCTTGCATTATTTTGGAGTTTTAGAGCTGAGCTATTAGCATATATTTCTAGTGCTGCTTTTGTCCTATTTCTCTTTTGTTCTAGCATATCTGCTAACTCGTCTATATTCATGTTGAAATTACTCATTGTAACTCACCTCTTGTAATCTCATATCCATATAAATATCCATTTTATTTACGTTTCCAAGGTCCTTAATTTGATATTTATAGCCATTTATATATATATAGTCATCTTTTTGTATGAGCTTAGCAGTCTCATCATAAGCAATTAAAAAATATATATTTTCCCCTTTTATCACCTCTGCTTTATTTTGCAAGGTTATGTTTTGGCTATACTGATTATTTGATTCATGATATAAGCCTTCTAGCTCGCATACTAATTCAAGTAAATCTGACTTTTCTCCAAAGTCATTGGTATAAGCTCGCTTAACTACTGCTTGAGAAGGAAGCTTCTTTATTGCTTTTTTAACTTTTGCTTTAATTTTTTCTTTATTTATCATAAAATTTTACTTCCATTCGGTCTGTATTTTTTTGCAAGTCTTACCCAGTAATCTTTATTATTAGGTAATGATAATCCACCTGGTAAGGCAATACTATCATCTTCTGCTTTAGCTAGAAGGCATTCATAAGCAGTTTTATTTATATCATCATTATTTTGTTCTAAGTAGAATTGGAGTTGTTCATCAGTAAAAAAGGGAGAATCACTCTCCCTTAGAATTAGTTTTAATTTTTCTATATCAGACATTTAAATCACGACCTATTATTTTTTAAATTTAGCAAGTACTATTTTAGCATCGTTAGTTTTAGCTACTCCATAGTATTTAGCAGTTGTTAAATCATGTATTTGTTTTTTAGGGAACCATTCATGATCTAAAGAAGTATCTTTTTTAAGGAAGATTGTTATTGCTGGTAATTCATCTTCTGTATATTCTGTTTCAGGACTATCTGGCTCCATTTTTAATATTGGATTTAAATAGTATTGGTTAGCTGCTGCCACTGCATTAACTTTATCACCTACTTTTAAAGTAGAACCATCTAAAGTTTTCTTTTTATATTCCGCTAAGTTACTTGATGATATTTCAACTGTACCGCTATCATTTTTTTCTGCTTGAACTAACATAACTTTTTTAGATTTTTTAACCCAGCAACCAGCTATTTTACCTATAGCTCCGTTTACTGCTACTCCAGCAGTGAATTTATCAGCTGATAAAAAGTTAGAATCTTTTAATAGAGTCGCTTCTTGTTTTGGATGTATAAACATAACCTTTTCTATTCCATCTTCTTCATCTTCGAATTGTGTTACTGCATCAACTATACCACTGTAAGATATTACTGCTAATGTACCCCCAGCTACTCTATTAGTTCCAGTATAAGCAGCATCTAATACATCATTGTCAACTTTTTGTGCTATAGATTTCGCTAATTGTGTTTCAGCTTGTGCTACTGGATTACCTAATCCACTATTAATAGATTCTTGAGTTATAGATACAGCTTTCATAGCTTTTTTTATTGTAAAAGTAGTTGACCCAGCTTTTAATCCTACTGTTCCGACTTCTTCACCTTCAGCTACATCTTCTGCATCTCCTATGTATTCCCAGCTTGGTGTTGTTTTTGTATCCCCTGGAACACCTTGTAATGTTGTATCAACTTTTGCATATGGTGTTATTTTACAAAGTGCTTCTACTTTTGCACCTATCATTGGTCCCATAACCTCTGGGTTTATAATATCTGCTAATTTTGTTGTTGCCATATATCAATCATCTCCTATTCATTCATTAATCTGTTGAATTCTTCTTTATTGTTGTTGAAAAATTCAACTCTTTTGCTGTAAGGCATTTTCATTAAATCTGCCTTTGTTACTTCTCCAGCACCTCCACCAACTCGTGGATGATTGCCTGTTCCACCAGTATTACCTGGAGCTGGATTTGATGTATCAAATAAATATCCATCGCTTTCCTTCAATGCAGTTAATTGTCCTTCTAAGCCTTCTAATTTACCTTCATTAAATTTTATATTGTCTAAATCAAGTAAAGCTTTTAAAGCCTTAGCATTCTTACATTTATTGTCTTTTAATGCACTGTCTAATGCATAATTAAAATCCTTTTGTGCTGATTCTTTTTTCAGATTTTCTATTGTAGCTTCATGATCTTGTATTGTTTGTTGCAATGCTTCATTGTCTTTATTATTTTTCTTCAACTCTGTTATAGTTGTATTTGCAGCTTTTATTTGTTCATCTAAATCAGCCTTTTGGCCTTTTAACTTTGTATATCTTTCGTCTGCATTTTCTAAAGATGTAGTATATATTTTTTCTTCTTTCATCTTTGCAGTAATGTTATTTATTTGTTCATCTGTTAAGCTTTGTGCTTTTAATAATTCTTTAAATTCCATATTTCCTCCTATATTTACACTTTTTACAAGTCCGTTTCTTGAATATAGTTTTTAGTTTATTCTTTTACGCCTACAAACTATAAAAAGGCATAAAAATAAGCCCTTTCGGACTTTATCATCTTTTAACCTCCCATGCTTCAAACCATTTATCAAGCTTTTCATTTTTACCACCATTAGCCCAATCTTTTAATTCTTTTGCTATATCTTCTAAATTTTCCTCTATGACTGGTAATAAGGTGCATCGTCCTAACGGTCACGGATGGTCGAGTGGAATATCCTCGACCTTAAACCTCTTTCCGTTTCGTTCTTTACATAAATCGCATACATTATCGTCTGTTCCGCTTAGCCATTCAACTTTTTCTACATATGGATTATGCTTAGCACTTTGCCTTGTTGCTTCTTGGTATGCATGATTTATATAGGTATTTGCTAATCTATATGAATTAAATTCAACCTTGTTTTTACTTTTAGGATGAATAGTAAACTTTTCGTATTCCTTTAAATAATCTGGATTACAATAAACCTCTAAGTCTTTAGCTATCTCTTTACTACCTTTCCCACTAATAAAACCATCTGTAAGTATATCGTTTATTGTTTTTACAGTCTTGTTGTGATTGCTCCAAAGTCTGTCAGAAAGTTTTATGTTATCTCCATACATTTTGCCTGTAATAACATTGTCTAAAACTTGCTTATTCACTTTGCTAAACATATCTTCAAAACTACTAGATAGAGGTTTACATAAATCACTGTAAAACTCTACTTGGCTTTGTGTATAGCCTTCTACGGTGTTTACAATAGCCTTTTCTATATCTTTATTAAGTCTTTTATTAAGCTTCTTATATTCCTTTTCTAGATACTTAGCAGTTTGTCTTAAATAGTCATATGTCATCGTATCTGGATTAACTAGAGCTAATCTTTTAATCAAATTATTCGCTACTCTCTTATATGCTTTTTTTATTTCTCTAGTCATCTCTTTTTCAGTTTTATTCTTTTGTTTAAAAAAATTATTCAACTGGATCACTCATTCCAGATACATAACTCTCCTCTAGCATTTCTCTTTCTAATGCTATTTGTTTTATTTCAGCATCGGCCACATCATCTGTAACACCTTGCCATTTCTTGATGAATGTTTTTCTAGACATAGCCTGTGCATTTACTTGTTGCAAGTCTAATGTCTTTTCTTCGTCTTCATCTTCCTGTAAAGGATAGTTATTTTCTACTGTAACAGTATAATCAAGTTGCGGTAATTTTTCTATTTGATATACTTCTGTAATTTCAAGTATTGCTCTTATTAGCCACTCTAAAGCTGGTCGCCATGCCATCATCTTCTCTTCACATCTAGTAATAAGTTGCCAATACAGTGCCTTCATAGTTTTGCCTGATGTCATCATGCCTTTTAGCTCGTCATTTGATAGCATTGGTATATTTAGCATTTCATACATATCAGACTTGATCCTTTTTAGAGAGTTTTCTATTTTATCTCCATAACCAAAGTCTGTTGGTATTGTACCTAGTGTAGCTTGTTTACCTTCTGCTGTAGGGTCTGTCGGTACATCCCAATAAGCTCCAGGCTTTAGCTTGAAGTTTTCCGATGCCTCTGGGTCTATATCTACTCCATAGATTATCCTATCCATACCTTTTCTAAGTGTGTCTACATCTTCACTCGATAGCCTGTTGTATTGGATTTGATTGTCTAGTAGCTCTTTTACATCAGATTCTCCGAACGGGTCTCCACTTAATCCATCATTGATAATTACATAGCAAGGAATACCACTTAATTGTAAATCTACATCTACATTTATAGGTTCTATTAATACCCCATTACCGTTATATATCCCTTCATTAAGAATACATCTTCCTTCTATCATTTCATACTTTTGTTTCCAAATACGTTGCTTATCTCTTTCAACTTCTTTGTTAGTTTGATAGAAGAATATTATCTTTTTAAGTTCGTTAGGATTTTCCTCATCACTTTCATATATAAACTCTAGTGAAGGTAAAAACATTATCCTAATCTCTTTTGTATCTTGGTTAGCATATAATTTAATAGCAGCTCTTTTACCGATAAAGCAGTCTCTAGCACCTTTTACAAGTTTTTCTGAGAATAGATTATCTTTTAATATTTTATCTAGATAAAGATTTATTCCTTCAGCTTTATCTTTATCAGCATCGGTATCATTTTTAGGTTGAATGTATAACTCTGGAGTCTTACCGAATAAAAATCTAGATTCTTCTTTTATAAGCTTCTTAATCAGATTTGTTCTTTTTTCTGTCTGTGTATAGTCTTTTTCTTCTGACTTGTCTATAAAGTTTTCTCGACCTTCGTATATGTCATACAGTCTTAGTATATCGTTCATTTCTTGTAATACTGCCGAGCCATATAATCCAGTAAGTTCAGCAGTAACAAACTCTTGATAACTATTAAGCATCTTGTACCCTCCTTTCTATCTACTATTATTTATTCTTACTTTTCTATTTCCAACTACAGTAAAGAAATAATATCTCATTTGGTCCATACTGTGATCATATTCTTTAACTGGTTTATCTTCTCCAGCTTTACTTGAATCACTATCCCATGAATAAGATGCTATCTCTTTTAATGTTTCAACACAATCTTCATCAATTAAAAGTTTATCTTGAACCATAAAGCTAGCAGTAAGTCTTATTCCATCTAATACATCATTTTTAGCTTTTTGAACTCTATATCCCCTTTTTCTTAATTCAGCAATAAAAGAAGCTGCAGAAGGGTCAATAATTATTCTCTTAACCTTATAATCACCAATAAACTTTTCTAAATCATCTGCATATTGTGTATCCGTCTTTTGTATTCCTTTATCTCGACCACTGTAGTAGTATTCCTTAATTAATACATGCTTACCATCTGTAGTTTTACCCCATAAGCCAAATACAGTTGCATTTTGAGTACCATAGTCGCATGATATATAATATTCTTTGTATGAAAATTCAGTAGCATCACAAACATGCTTTTCTTTATCAAACATAGAATATATAATTCCTTCTGCAACTACCCATAAACCTAAAATATAACGTTTAAAGAATACTCCAGAATACATAGATTTATATCTATTTTTTATCTTCTCAGATAATGATAAATTGTCATCCATTGTAAAATGCAAATATAAAATATTCTTTTCTTCTTTTTTATCTATCCAATTAAGTTTAAACCAATGATATGGTCCATCTGGGTTGCAATTGAAGAAAAATTTACTGCCCTCAACTGAACAACGTCCTGTTGCTTGATTTACAAAACTCTCAGGCATTAATGCAACCTCATCGAAGAATACTCCAGCAAGTGTAATCAATTTGTTATCGTAAAGGCTTTTTATCCTCTACTTCTTATAGTTTCCTATAAGTTCGGCATATATTTTTACCCTCGTTTAACGTTAGGTTTTCAGATTATCCTATATATAATCGTATCGGACACTCTTGGGAGTATTATATTCTATACTTTTCTATAAGAAAAGCATAGGTTCAACTCCTATGCTCTACAATATATATAAATTTTTAAGTTTATATATTATCTCGGTATTAACTTATCTTAATTTTTTAGGATTTAATATTTCTTCTACTGACTTCCCTTTTTTATGTCTATCAGCTAAAGTTGAATAAGGCAGACCTAAAATTCTTGCCCATTCTGGCATAGTATGTGTTTCGCCGTTATATGTAAGTCTTATATTGTTTCTTTTGTTATTAGCTTGTGTTATTTTGTCAGCCCATCTACAATTACTAGGTTCATAATCACCATTAAAGTCTATTCTATCTATGCTTAATTTTTCATTATATCCATTCTCCATGGCCCAATTATAAAACGTTATAAAATCTTTTTCCCATTCATCACACATCTTTATTCCTCTTCCTCCATAAAGATGAAATTCTGGATATTTTTCATAATAACAACGTTCTTTAATTTTAGCATATATTTTATATAGCCTAGTATTTGTCATTCCATGGCTTTTTCTAGGATTATTAATTTTAAAATTATGTTCTTTTAAAATTTTTTCTCTATAACATCCACAGCTTTTATAACCTCTATTGTCTAATAACCCATCAGATCTTCGTATAACTTCTTTCCCACATTTGCATTTGCATTTCCAATAATATCTAAAATTTTTACCTTTCTTTTCTTTATAGGAAAATTCTATTATTGTTAAATCATCAATTTTCATGCCTGTTAAATCCTTCATATCATCACCTCAAGTATATTATACCATAAAATACCGTCTAGTGTAATACATTTATATTATAATTTTAAATTAAAACTTAGCTTTTACCGATTTTGCCCGAAGTTTACTTACATATTTCTATGTAAGGAGGCATCACTCTACCTTGAATTAAATCTTGGCTTCGTTCATCTTTACCACCAAAGATATAAAAATAATTTGTCTTATCTCCTTTGGTTACAATTAACAAGTTATCAGCTCTTTTATCCTCTGTTTTATATCCTCTTGATTTAAGCATTAGCTTCAACCAAAATAAAACATTCCTTCTAAATGAGCCTATTGTCTTACCACACATCCCAAAGTTTTGACCGTTGAAGTTTTCCATTGCCCATAAAGAAAAGCTTAATGACATTGAAATAGTTTTACCGCTTCTTATAGCTCCGTCAGCTATAATTCCATCTTTATCATGTACAGGTGAAGCTGGTAACCACCAAGTCAGCACCTTTTTTTGCTTTTTAGAGAAAGGGCTAAATTTTATAACTGCTTTTTTAATGCCTAAGTTTCTAGATGATTTCATTTTGTTAACTTTACTTCTTAAATCTGAAATATGTCTCTTGATATTAATCATCGTTCCATACCTCGTCAACTTGCGCATTTAAAGCATCTATAAATCCATCATCCTCGACAGGCCCTTCATCTCCACCTTGTTTTAATATAGCAAGTTCAGTTTTCATAACTTCTAAATCTAATTTAGCTTCGTCTACATCAAACTTATGTAATAAATCAATAGCTTTTTGTTTTTTCTCTTGCACTCTAGTTAATGCTTCTTCTATATTTTGGATTTGATTTAAAGCAGTTTCAAATTCTTTAAGATCTGTATCCGCATCTTTTTCAATGCCTGTTTTGTAAGACTTTAATGTAATTTCTTTGTTTTTTAAATCAGCTATCCTTTTAAGCATTCTTCTTTCTCTGACTGTCAGTAGTTGAATTTCATGAATTAGTAAATTTCTTTTTTCTATCTCTATGCTATCAACTAATTTAATTTCGTCATCTTCTAAAGTGTCAAAGAATATACTTTCAAATTCTCCTGTTGTGACCGCGTTTTTATTATTTGGCCTTGCTTGTAAGGGATAAGATTCTTTTTTTAATCTAGAATTAGCTTTTTTACTAGCTTTCCTAGTTTTTTTTGCATCTATTTTATTTGTTGTACAACTTTGTTCTGATTGTTGTACGACTTTGTTCCATTTATCTCGACTTTTCCAAACTGCTATTACTTTTTCATCTTCATTTAGCATACTAGCAATTTCTCTATTAGTTATATTCCCATTATGTTGTTTATATATCTCGAGAGCTTTGTCTCTACTTGGGCTTCTAGCTCTTGCCATGCATCACCACCTCGTTATTTTTCTAATTTATTTATCAATTTATTTCTATATCTATTATCATTTGTTAATCTAATAAGACTTTCTATATCTCTTTTACTTAGCTTATTGTCTATCTCTCTTTTTATAGCCATAATAACCAGTATCTTAGCTTTATAAAAATTATTTATATGTGTATGTCCGTTTTCAAATTTCTTGTTTGTATTATGTACA